CTAAAATGTTACCTGTGCCATATATTCTGCTAACTTGTCGATGCCTTCTCGCGCATCCGACTGATTCATGCCAGCATATATGCGAAGCGTCACATCGGGCGTAGAGTGACCGGCAAGCCGCTGTACAGTTGAAACATCAACACCGCTGCGAATCATATTCGTTACAAAAGACTTACGCAGACCGTGCAATGTGATGCGAGGTGTAAGGTGGTTTGCTTCAATAATATCTTTCAGCCACTTGTTTGGCCTGTTAATGCCTAAACGTTTTTCAAAGTGTTGTGGAGATGGAAACAGTGGCCGATCATCTCTAATGCTGATAATCTTGCTTGCATCAAGTAATGCTATCCACTTTTTAAGCTGTATTGTCACTTTCGGGGTTAATGGTATTGTGCGCATACCCGCGGTTGACTTGGTGCCTTTAATTGATTCCTTACCATTCAGACCAGTTGCATAGGCTTTATTGATTGACAGTGTGGACGTTTTGAAATTAACATCCGATACGTTCAGGGCGCATAGTTCTTCACGCCTAATACCGGTGCTAACCATCAGCAGAAACATTGTGTACTTTTCTGGATCGTTATTAGGATCAATGCAAGTTAGGAATCGGGCGACTTGCTTGTTATCCCAGTAAACTGGTGACTTTCCAGATCGTAACCCGCGTGGCAATTCGACACCGTCTGCGGGGTTCTTTTCGATGTACTGCATCTTAACAGCAAATGAGAGTATCTTTTTCAAATAAATGAAACGTTCCTTATATGCCTTGGTGGTTGTTTCTCGCCACTGACTGACAGCACTTTGAATGCTGCCGGTTTTTATTGCGGTGAGAGTTTTAGAACCAAACATAGGGATCAAGTGGTTATGGAAAAGCTGTTTTGTCTTATAGGCTGTACTTCCTTCCACAGTTTGAACATAGATCGGCCACCACTGATTGTACAAATCACTAAAGGTCTGAACCGGTGGGGTAGTGTCTTCTTCATCATATAAACCATTGGCCACGTCTAGCTTGAGTTTTGACTCTAGTAGACGTGCTTTTTGCATGCTTTTAACATTGCGAACAATATTCTTGCGTTTTCCAGCAACAAGCCCAGCATTTACCGTTACGCGGTAGCGAACTGCACCAGACTTAAGCTTTACTTTCTTAATTGCCATATTCTTCTCCTATCCGTCACGCTGGGCAGGCGGTGTTAGATTGGAGAGTTTTCCCCGAAATTGGGGAAAAGGTGGCGGCCGATTTTTCGGCCATGATATTAAAAACTAGTTGTTCTTGATTTTAGCTTCCGAAAAGTATTTATCAACGAAGTTTCCAAAAGATTTTTTGTCATCGTATTTTTCTGTCATAAGTTCATCTTTGCTATCGAAAACAGGCGGAAAATTTTGCGACATAGACTGCAACGCTACTGTAAGATCATGAATACCGGAATCATCCAAATTATGCAAAATATCCAGCATGGCGATTAAGGTAGAGATTTGGATTGAACTTAAATTATCTAAATGGGTTGTTGACAGTTTGTAAGCCAACTGCTGCAACATATGCTCGTGAATGTTTTCGTTAGATGAAGAAATCTCCTTTTTTACACTTTCAACCTTTTGGTGGATATAAGCATCGGTTAACTCTTTTGATGGAGCATCAGGCAATCCCATTAGATAGGCGGTATTAGTATCAAAAATTTCTGCAAGCTTTATTAATACATCAGTTGGTGGTCTTCTCTTTTCCCTTTCATAGTTGCTTAGTGTGGTGACAGCCATCGAAAGCTTATCTGCCAACTCGCGTAACGTCCACCCCTTCTGGTCACGGAATTCTTTTATTCGATTATGCATATGAGTAACCTCCTAGAACTTGATTTTACTCGATTTGAGAAAATTTGTCACTAGGCATTGACTTGTATTCAAAATGAGTATAGATTGTGTTTGTACCCAAAACGAGTAAAAAGAGGCGAAACACAATGCAACTACAGATCAGCACTACACCAGAGTTTGAGAACAAACTTCGGTCGATTGTACGTCAAACAGTAGCAGAGATGATGCCACAGCAGCAGACCATCCAGCCACAGATTCCAGAATTCTTGAATCTCGGTGAGGCATGCAAGTTTTTGCATGTCAGCCGCGGCACACTCGACAAGCTCATCAAGCGTGGCGAAATCAAGGTAACGCATGTAAATACTGCCAAGCGCATCAGCAAGAAGCAGTTGATCGAGTTCATGGCATCAAGGGAAGTTTAGACTGCTGGGCAGGCGGCAAATTGCAAGTAACTAGGGTTTATCACCAAAAAGTGAAAAACCTACGACATGACGCATAGCGCCAGAAAGGTAAATATATGAAAGCAGTTTATCCGTCAATCGTGGAGCAATTCTATGAAGGCTTGAAACTTGAAGGCGTAACAGTTGGCAAGGACGAGGTATATCGCACCATGGTCGAGACCAACTTAATTGACGAAAACGGTGTTCCTACACAATACGCATTGGACAATGGCTTTATCCAGTGTGTGGACAATGATCCGGAAAGCCTAGCAGAGTTAAAGGAGATTTATCCTAATCTTCAGAAATACTCAGACGATCATTTCATGAAGACTGACGAAGGCTGGTACGTTGATGCCTTTGTATTACGTAGCGAATCTATGCTTTTATTGAACGATCCGGCTACGTCCGAAACAGACAAGCAAAATGCTCGGATCGTACTTAACTATATCAAGGAGGACGATACCGATGACTAGCCTTATTACGTGGATATTCACCCATCCGACAGTCATACCCGTCATGCTGATGGTTTTCATGAACGGTGGCGTGCTGGGATCGTTTCTACAGTTTAGAAAGGACTATGACCATGGCAAAAATGGTAAATAGCAAGTATGGGTGGACGTGGCCACAGTTTGTAAAGGCTGACGCTGATTGTGATCGGTATTGGCAAGCTCAAAAAGCCGAAAAACGTTCACTAATTGAGGCCACAAAAAAATCGCCAAGAGCGACAACTCAAGGCGAGAAGAAGACAAGCGAAAAGATCTATATCGACTTTTAGCTTGCCTCTATTAGATGTTTTTGTCAAGGAAAATGGAGGAAATTATGATGAAAAATGTTTCAAACAGCACCAAAGCGCCTGATTTAGGTGAGGCGTCTTGGAACCTCAGCACTGCAAAAGGACTTTTAGAAGCCCTTAGTGATGAATTCGACATTATGGAAGGCTCTGTCGTTTCATATCAAAGCAATCGTAATGAAAAAATGCTGCAATCTTGGCATACGGTACGGATCGCTCATTTTATACATGGATGGCGCTACTGAAAGCAATTCAAGAATACGTTGATAGCAGCTTGGCAACGATTGATGAGGTCAACAAATGATGAAGAAAGATTATTATACAACCGCACAGGCGCTTTTGAGCGATACAAGCGCAATGGTGAATATCTTGCGACATCAGATCAACGATGAACAGCAATCAGCACTGGCCGACACAGTCGCTGATATGATCATTGATGCTCGTCGTCTACTTTTGGAGGGAGATGCTGTCGATGGTCGACGTGCTTAAAGTGGCGCTTGGATATCAGCAACACGGATTTGCAGTCTATCCACTTGCGCCAGAGACACGAACACCACTTGCTGGTTCGCATGGGTACAAAGATGCCACCAAAGACCCAGAACAAGCCAAGAAATGGTGGGGCGAACATCCTAATTACAATATTGGCTTGGGGCTTGATGGCGTGCTGGTATTCGATATCGATATGGGGCATAAAAGTGGGGCTAATGGCAATGAGACGTTGGCTAAATTGAGCGCTGATGGTCGTGCTGATCAAATTCCATCTACCTATATAGAAACAACGCCAAACGGTGGACTTCATATTTTCTTCACCTATCCCAAGGAATTGAAGCTAACCAGTCGATCGGATTTGTTCTCTAAGAATGGCGAGAAAACCGGCCTCGACTATGTCGCAACTGGTGTGCCGGTTTTCCCTAGCATTCGCGAGAACGGCATGTATCAACCACTCAAAGGGCACAAGATCACCAAGCTAGCCCCAGCACCTAAGTGGTTACTTACTGAGATTCAACGTGTCAGCCACCCGATCATGAGTAATTACCATGGTAACCCAGACTCTTGGTTTGGACATTTTATTAATCGTCTGGTAGATGGTTCAGACGAAGGAAACCGAAATCAGTGGTTGGCCAGCATTGCCGGTTCAGTCTTTCGGTCGGGTGCTGATCCCGATAGCTGCGCGGATCTAATTCAAACTATCAACCAGCGCTATGTTCGCCCTCCCTTGCCTAATGGCGAGCTAGTTAAGATCATCAATTCAATCAGCAAGCGCGAAATCGCGCGTCGAAGTTAGGCGGTGAAGCATACGGACAGCTTAAAGGAAGAACTAAACAAGTCGCCAGAGTTTACCCAGCTCAAGGTGATCTCTAAAAGCACATTAGAACCATTTGACGTGAACAAGTATCCAGAGCCTCAAGATAAGACCGAGAAAGGTATTCGGGCATATAACAAACAGCTTGCTGCTAAGTTACCGAACTGGTTAAGAGTTTGGTTTCAGTCAGAACAGAAAGACGAAAACGATCCTAAAAGTGTGACCATTCATCGCCACATCAAGGTGGACTTCTTAGCCTATGGATATCACTTCATGGATAAAACACGAGTAGAAAGTTTCCCCGGGTTGAGTGAAGGCGCCATTTATGAGCCAAGCAAAGGGACATGGCGAACATTTGGCAAGGGTGAGTTCACTAAGACCACCGAGAGCCGAACCACCAAAGAGATGCTCAAATGGGGGCTGTATCGTGAAAGTGATATTACAGGCGCCAGACGATTCTTGCAACGTATCAGCTATAACGAGGAATACGGCAAGCGATCACCATTTGATGAGAACCCACATCCAGAACTAGTTGCATTCGCTAACGGCACATACAGCATACTGACCAACAAGATGCAGGAAAGTAGTGCTGACAATTACATGCTGAACGCTCATGAGTACGCGGTCGATCCAGATAGGGACGATTGCCCAGAGACTGAACGACTGCTTGCAGCTATGATGGGCGATGCCGCGATCACATTTGAGGAATTCATCGGTTATATGTTCTATCGGTCTTACCGTCCATTCCAAGCATTTCTGTGGTTGTATGGTACCGGTGGTGAAGGCAAAAGCACACTTATTCGCAGAATTACTAACCTAATCGGGCGTGACAATGTGTCAGCATCAAAACCAGCAGACCTTGCCAATGGTGACCGTCGTTTTGAAACAGCCAACCTATACGGCAAGGAAGCAAATATCGTGGCAGACGTCGGGTCAGATTACCTCAAGAGCACAGCCGCGATTAAGTCACTAACTGGTGGTGACTATATACCAGCCGAGTTTAAAGGCATTCAGAACTTTAAGTTCATGAATTATGCCAAGCTACTGTTCAGTGCCAATGAAATGCCCGCATTCAGTGACCATAGCAGCGGTTTTGCTGATCGGGTGATCGTGATCAAGATGATTAACGGTGACACCCGACACACACACTGGTGGGATCAGTTCGACGATGCCAAGATGGACGAAGAAACTCCACGCTTCGCTATGAAATGCATGCATATGTTTGCCAAGGCGCTTAAAAGCGGTGGCCTAACAAAACCTGATTCAGTAGTAAACGCAAGTCAAGAGTGGCTGGACGCAAACGATCACTTTAAAGAATTCCTTGACGAATATGCTTCTATCGATGCAAAGGATGATCGCGGTGAAGCAACTACAGTTGTGACAGCAGAGTATAAGCGCTTTTGCCAAATGAACAACTACACTGATAGAACGAGCACGCAAGCAATCGCGAAAAAACTAGCTGCCTACCACGTTTCTAAAGATCGAAGCCGAAGGGGCTTTAACAGCGACGGTGGAAATGTTCAGCGATTCATTGGCTTACATCTAACGGGTTCGCTTATAAATGATCAATTTAACGAGTAGTCGCCCCTTGTTCCAGTTTTTTTGGAACACTGTTCCAGAAAATAAATCGTTTTTGGAACACACAAATGCCTTAGTGGCGCGGATAGTAAGCCCTTGTTCCAGAAGTTCCAGAAAATTTGGGATATTTGGAAATAAAAATAAAGACATTTAATTATCCGTGAGCTAGCGGGCTACAAAAAGTTAGAAAAATTGGATATTTTCTGGAACATCTGGAACAACATTAGAGCCACAAGGGATACAGCAATAATTTTCTGGAACAAACTTGGAACACTGTTCCAGAAAATCTGGAACACGAAAGGAAGAAAATAATATGGATACAGTATGGGAAGTATTTCATGGTCAGAGTTTAAAAGAAATCGTTGATCAAGCACATCAAGATATGCCAGCGCCGTATCACGCATCTCAAGTGAGCGTTCAATATCTCAACAAAGAATGGGTGGTTACGGTGCTTGGTGAACTCGACAAGGAGGAATAGCATGAAGAACTATTCAATTGCCCGCCTGAACAAGGTGGCTGAAATCGGTAAGACAGTTAGTCGCAGGACTGGTGCAGGTATTAACATCTCTACATTTGAGCCGACTGGCACCCTGTTCTATGGATCATATAACCGCACCGTTACACAGACCTACCAGATCACGGGCACAGACCTAGCGGACACCATAGCGATCGTAGTACGCCACACTGACGCGATAGATGACAGCACACAGGTAAAACTTAATGGCACCCTGTACGCGATTCAGTCTATTGCCTACGATGATGATCCCAATGCATTCGATGTTGTGACACTCAAGAAGACAACCAAAGGAGCTTAGAACGATGAAACTATTTGAATATACTGCGTATCAAGGAGAACTAAACGGTGTCATCGACAAGTTCATGATGTTACACAGGTGGCAAGTCGGATTCATTCGGGTATTCTCTGCACCAGATAATATGATAACCGTTCAGCTTTACTATCGCGACGATAAGCATGAACCAGAAACGGCAGGCGTGTTGTCATGATTATGAAGCTGTGTAACCATGCTGGGTGCAACACTATGGTGCCGTTCAATCAACGGTACTGTGATAAGCACCAGCCAGAACCACGAGCGTCCGACAACGAACGCTATGCATATCGCAAAGCAATCGGTGGTCGTTACTTTAAGTTCTACAAGTCCAAAGCGTGGCGCAAGCTGTCTTACTCGTATCGTCTAGCACATCCACTGTGTGAACGATGCCAAGCAAAGGGATTATACGTACAAGCTGACGTGGTAGATCATATTGTGCCGATACGTGTGGACTGGAACCGCAGACTGGACGAGAGCAACTTACAAAGTCTGTGTAATGCTTGCCACGGAACCAAAACGAAAGTAGAAGACGCGGCACGCTACCCCCACATAAATATGGGGGCTAGGTCATCTAGTCTTGGGAACCGAGCATAGGAGTTTCGTTGTTGAAAATCCGTGATAACCGTAATATATCATGGGTATTTGGTACTATGTGTTATAATTAAGTTAGATAAGTCTAATTGTAATTATAAAGAAAGGACGTGATCGAGATGGGAGCACCACTGAAATCTATTACGCAAATGCGCGGTGCAATGAGTAAAAAGAAGCTGGCAGACCGGCGTGACATGGAAGAATCACTATTCACCTATAAAGAATTAGTTGATCAGCCCCCTACATGGCTTGATGAATATGCAGTGACAGAATGGCAGCGTATTGTACCATTGCTCAAAAAAGACATTCCAGTGAGTGAACTGGATGCTGCCCTGATTGCCAGTCATTGCCAAGCCTATTCTGACATTCAGAAAGCTGCCGAGCTGGTTAAAGAACAAGGCATGATGGTTGAAACCACCGATAGTGTGAAAGCTAACCCAGCAGTCAAAATGAAACTTGATGCCACTAATCAGATGATCCGTATTGATGACTTGCTTGGCTTGTCAGTCTACAGCCGGGCAAAGTTGGCAGTGAAGAATGAGACTAAGAAGAAGCCTGACGATCCGTTCGCGGAGCTGATGTCATCGTGAACTATGCGACTGAATACACCGACAAGGTGCTAAGTGGTGAGATTGTTGCTTGTAAAAAGATTAAGCAAGCAGCAAGACGTTATCGGCGGGACCTGAAAGCCAGCAAGCGCAAGAAGAACCCATGGCCGTATTACTTCGATGAGGACTTTGCCAACAAAGCCATTGAATTCATCGAACTGATGCCGGCACGTGATGGGTCACCACTCAAGTTAGAGCTGTTTCAGAAGTGGTTGATTTCAGAGCTGTTCGGCTGGCGTGACAAGGAAACTGGCAACCGCCGGTATGATCGAGCCTACATCAGCATGGCACGCAAGAATGGTAAGAGCTTCCTGATGGCTGATCTAGGTGCGTTGTATCTCCTCAGGGAGAACAAGCCAGCCATGAACCGAGAGATCGTCTATACAGCCAACAGCAACGCTCAAGCACACTTAGCATTCGATATGTTGTCTAGCGGCTTACGTCAAGTTTGGAAAGTTTCTACCTCTGTGCGAGAACGTTTGAGGATTAACCGCAATGAGATCATTGACTTGCCGAGCAACAGCCGAGCCGTGCCGCTTGCGTCTGATCTGCACAGCCTAGATGGCTATCAAAGTGACTTGGCTATTATTGATGAGTTCGCCTTAGCTCGTACCGATGAGATTCTACGAACACTCAAATCTGGCCAGATCAACAGTGATAACAGTTTACTAGCCGTCATCTCAACCACGGGACCAGACCTGAATGGTCCTATGTATAAGGAATACAAATTCGTTCCAAAGTCCTAACCGGTCGCGAACAAGCTGATCGGTATTTTATTGCCATTTTTGAGCAGGATAGCAAAGACGAAGCCTTTGCGCCAGAGACTTGGGAGAAGTCCAATCCACTACTGGCTAATGCTGAAAGAGCAAGGACAATGCGGCCTAGCTTGCAAGCTGATGTTGATCTAGCAGCCAAGCAAGGAACCCTGCGGCCAATTCTCGTCAAGAACTTCAACATGTGGCAATCAGCCAGAGCAGACAGTTACATCAGTCTGGACGACTGGGAGAAAGCCACTATCGAGCCACCAGAGACCAGAGACAAGGACGTGTATATCGGGCTGGATCTCTCTAAGTCTAGCGACCTGACTAGCATTTCGTGGCTGGTTCCAGAAGATGGCTACCTGTATGCTGACAGCCATTCATTCGTAGGAACGAAGTACGGACTGGAAGAAAAGATCAAGCGTGACGGGTTCGATTACATCGCTGGAGAACAGCGCGGCGAGTGCAGTATCACCAAACTCGACAGCGGCATGATCGACTATGACGACGTGCTCCGCTTCATTCTCCACATGATCGAGCGGAACCGCTGGAACGTGCGTGCCATCTGTTACGATCCCTTCGCCATGGGATACCTGATACCTGAATTTGAAAAACGTAATTTACCACTGTTTGAGGTGAGGCAAGGTGTTAGAACATTGTCGACCCCTACAACACGTTTCCGTGACGATCTCTTCAATGGCAAGTTAAAGCACCCTGATAATCAGTTACTGGCCTATGCGGTGAACAACGCTATTCTGAAATACGATTCCAATTCCAACCCAATGATAGATAAGGCTCACAACGCTACAAAGATTGATCCCATAGCCGCACTGATGAATGCTTACACAATTGCAATGGATCAAAGCAAGGAAAGCGAGGTAGCAGATAATGGTTTTTATTCGAGCGATGACTTTAGTTTTTAATGTGCAGACCGTGCTATTACTGCTGGGGCTGATCTGTATGGTTGTCGGGATCTGGTGGCTGTTCGGGTTTGGCGTTGGTATGTTAGCAGTCGGCACGGCCTTGATCTCCGTCGCAGTCATCATCAACTTCAACAAAGGGAGGTGAAACAATGAGCTTTTTCACGAATGACACAACACAACCACGCGATGACAACAGCGACCCGTTCTTAGATGCGCTTGTCAGCATGACCAGCAATGACAGCGGCTTATATGTGGGG